TTAGACTACGACACAACAAATGCTATTGAAACATTTGATGTAGAGTGGCAGTACAACTTCTTTACAAGTGATACAGCTGAGAGTGGTGGATTAGGAGTTAATGTTTCAGTAGATACACCTATTGGTTCGTTCCCAATCAACATTTAATTATTAATAAAGGTGAATAAATTATGGCTGAATTTTTCGGTTTCGAAATTACACGGAAGAGGAATAGAGAACCTTTAACACCTGTCGCCCCATCACGAGATGATGGGTCTACAGTACTGACGGATGTTAGTGCATACTATGGTGTTACACTCGACCTTGATAATTCGATAAGAAGTGAAAATGCTTTAATCAAAAGATATCGTGAAGTCTCGCAGTACCCAGATTGTGATGGTGCGATAGAAGATATAACTAATGAAGCAATCACAATACAAGATGATGCACCTAGTGTTCAACTAGTACTCGACGACCTACCTGTATCAGATAACATTAAAGAAAAAATTCATGAAGAGTTTGGAGAGATCTACGATCTACTCCAGTTTGACCACAAAGGTCATGACATCTTCAAGACTTGGTATGTAGATGGGAGATTATACTACCATCTTATTCTAGACCCAGCTAATCCAAAAGCTGGTATTCAAGAATTAAGATATGTAGATCCTATGAAGATCCGAAAGATTAAGGATATCAAGAAAGAAAAGAACTCTAAAGGATTAGAGGTAGTAAAGAGTCAAGAAGAATATTATATCTACAATGATAAAGGTATAAGCGACTCTAATACTAAAGGGATTAAACTGAGTAAGGACTCAGTTGTATTCTGTCCTTCTGGTAATGTTGACCAGAACACTGGTATAGTTTTATCGCATTTACAAAAAGCAGTAAAACCTGTAAACCAGTTAAAGATGATTGAAGATGCTGTTGTTATTTACAGACTTAGTCGTGCACCAGAAAGAAGAATATTTTATGTTGATGTAGGAAACCTGCCTAAGATTAAAGCAGAACAATATGTCAACGACATTATGAATAAGTATCGAAACAAAGTTGTTTACGATGCTACCACAGGTGAAGTCAGAGATGACAGAAAACACCTGAGCATGATGGAAGATTTTTGGATGCCTAGAAGAGAGGGTGGTCGTGGTACTGAAATCACTACACTCCCTGGAGGGCAAAACTTAGGAGACATTGCTGACATACAATATTTCCAAAGAAAACTTTACCAGTCTTTAAATGTACCTATGTCAAGATTACAAGGTGAGACTGGATTTACTTTAGGTCGTGCTTCTGAAATTACTAGAGACGAACTAAAGTTTAACAAGTTTATTCAAAGGGTCCAAAGAAAGTTCAGTCAGTTTATGATTGATATTCTTAGGATTCAATTAATTGCGAAAGGTGTAATGACCGATGAAGACTTTGAAGAAGCTAGATGCGATATCAGAGTTGACTTCTTAGAGGACAATCACTTTACGGAGTTAAAGAATAATGAGTTGCTACAACAACGAGTGGGTATGCTTGGTCAAGTAGAACCATATCTTGGTAAGTTCTATTCGTTAGAGTGGGCAAGAAAAAATATATTAATGCAGTCTGAAGAGGAGATGAAAGAAATCGACGACCAGATTGAAGCAGAAAAGGCAGAGCAGGAAGCTGAGCAAGAACCAGAAGGTGGTAATGAAGTACCAGATATGGATTCAATGCAAACTACTGACGAGCCAGAAGATAATGAAGGAGAAGAATAATGGGAACTAAAGAACTTATAGATGCGATTCAATCAGGTGATGCTGAAGGAATCGAGAATACTTTTCAAGGTGTAATGTCTGCGAAAGTTGGAGATAAATTAGATACGATGAAGAAAGAATTGGCTTCAACGATGTTTAAAACTCCAGAAGAACAGGATGAGATAGCTGGTGAGCCAGAGGTCGAACAGGCAGAAGAAACTCCAGCTGAAACTGTAGAGGAACCAGCTGAAGATGGCGAAGAAGTTTAAAGATATCTATACTGCTTCTTCGGAAGATAGAGAACAACAACTATTAGATAGTATTGAAGTGTCTCTACCAGAAGAAAGGATAGCTGAATGTATTTCACGACATAGTGATGTTGAAATAACAGATAAACTAATCGAAGAATACATTAATAAAGCGTCCACAACGGATTTTAATATAGATCCTATACTTACAGATATTAAGTTAAGATCTATAAATGAGTTTAGAAATAAGCTCGACTATGTATTAAAAGATGGTACAAAGATCGCAATAAGTGAGAAAAACCAAATTTTACTAAATAGTTTACTGAAAGGCAAAGATGAGATCGTATCTCATATGTCTGAGAATAAACAAAACTTTATGGAAGTTTTAAAAGGAGTGTACTAAATGGCAATAACTAAAACAGTTCTGGCAAAAGATAATCGTAAAGCTATCGTCAGAGTCACTGCGACTGGTACTAATGAAAATGTTACCATAGATATCGACAGTGATTTAAAACTAACAAACGAGACGATTACCACTTCTGCTCTTAAAGTTGCCATACAGAAAATCGAGTACAGCTGTGAAGCTGCAAAAGATATTACTGTCGTACGAAACTCTGTCCTCGTGGCAACTGTACATCCAGGTGCTCCGAAGATTGAAACTTCTATTCAGGATGAAGGAAACCAAGACATCGTTGTCACTTTTAGTGGTAAAGGTATGATACTTCTTCATC